TCTGACCACTTAATACCCTTCCATATTTGAGGATACATTTCCTTAGATTTAAATATAAGTTCTCTAAGTTCTTCTGTTGTGTGTCGCAGTAACAACCCACTAAATGATGGATGACCCATGTAACGTAAAGGGTCTGCAAGCATGGCATATGATTTACCACCACCTGCTGAACCACCATATAATACTTCTCTTTCTCCTGCTGCAAGAAACTCTGTTTGAGGTCCTGCATTAGGTTTAAATATTACATTATGTTCTTCTACAGGAACAGCTTCAATATCATCAACTTCCTGTATTTTAGGCTCTTGCACCTGTTCTTTCTTCTTCGATGGCTTTCGCTTTTTGTATCGCCTTTTCTGCGTACTCAGACCATCGTTTAAGAGTTCTAGCTTTGTTCTTACGTTGTTGCTCATGCATTAACCTTTTTCTTAACCCTACGTGAGATATATCTCTTCCTGTTTTCTTTGTTAGCCAATTTGCTATTTGTCGAAAAGAATATTGTTTTGTATATTTTCTTGCTAGTTCTATAGCTTCCAATTCATATGGTATGGGGTCAAGTAAATTTGGGTCTTTTTCGTTTAACTTATAACCAAAAGGAATGATACGTGCTATTCTTGGTATCTGTACCCATTCTTGTTGGTCTTCATCTTTTAAGTCTGTTGGCTGTGGTAACTTCCACTTACCTAAACTTCTATTCATTATTCTTTGGTGGCAATAGCATAACACCACCAGTGCTTTCTACTTGCATCTTCTCAGTCTTCACTAAGCCTGTCCTATCTAATAATTCTTTTGCAGCCGACATTTTTTCTTTTAATCCTAACTCTGTAGGGTCATATAAGCCACCCACCATAGCCATTGCAGCTTTAGGTGCATTTCTGCTCATAAATAATTGTGTAGCTTCTAGTATTTCATCTTTTATAGATTTTACTATTTCACTTGTATTAGATGCACTTGAATATCCTGCTAATTTCTTAGCGGTCACAACATCTCCGTTAGCTTCATCAAATAAAACAGCTAGAAACTTTTGTTGTCTTTCAGTTAGTTCTCTACTCATGTTGGAACACTTTCTCTTACAAATTGCCTATCAACTATTGATATTAGACGTTTGGCTCTTTCAGGTGTTTGCCTAAACCACCTACTATTTTCCATCTCGTCTGCCATTCTTTCCCAGTCCAAATCTTCTACAGCAGCAATCATGTTTTTAAATTTGGATAATCTAGGTCTACCTAATTGAAAACACATATTAGCTAATACATGCTGTATATCATCAGGTAGGTTATCAAATTGAGAGAATAATAAGTTACAATCTTTTATAGTTGTTTTAATATCTCTCTCAAACCAATCATTTACTTGCTCGTTAGGTACTTTAGTTCCTACAGGTTGGTCATAGTACTCTGTATCCCATTCGGTAATAAGGTGACCTATTCCTCCGGTTAAATGCCCAAGTGAGCAATAATATGTTTCGTATTTAATTCCTTCATCGTTTGCTAATTCATCTTGCAGTTTTATTAAGTTCATTTCTTCCCCATAATCTTCATAGCTTGACCTGCACCTTTAATACCAAAGGATGCACTTATGGCTATAAATAAAAGATATTGATACCACTCAGGTAATGTATTTAATACTTCAAAGCCTACTCTTACGTATTCTGTCATGCTAGGTACAAATACTAGTATAGCAGGTAATAGCAAAACAATCAAGGCAAATTCGTCTTTCCAGCTTCCATCTGTAGCATCTGCCATAGACTTTTCCCATTCAACTTCACCTGTAGCTACCTTTTCAGCTACAACTGCTTTAGCTTTAGCTTGTGCTACTTTTGCCTGTCCTTCAGCTTTAACTTTCTCTACCTTGCTTTCCATCCATGAACCTGCAAGATTAGCTATAGGACCTATCAATGCTCCTAACATTACTTCTCTCCTTTATGTTCGTGACCCATCCAAATGCCAAAGACACCTGTCATCACACCCATAACTACAGATACAAAGGCTGATTGTGCAGCAGTCGGTGCATCTAAGTCCATAAACCATTCGGCACATCTCCATGACATAACTGTACTAGCTAACATCATACATCTTGGGAGAATTTTCCACTTCAGAAACTGCTCAACTGTGACCACTATAATCTCCTAGTGCCTTCTTTTTCTTGTCTTTTTCTTAGAGCTATCACGTGCTTGTTGAATAGATAATTTCCTAGCTTCAACAGCGGCTTCGCCAAGCTTAAGTACAATTCTTCTTTTCTCATCTAAATCTCGCCGTTTTTGTAGCAATCTTTTTGGGCTGTTTAGCCACTTGTCTACCTGCTCTACTTGCTTTGCGTTTAGCAGCCGAAGTGGCAGCGTATTCACTGGGAGAAAGAGCCTTAATTGCTTTTTCAGGTAGATAACGTTCACCTGTAGCTTTTGACCCCTGTGTACTAGGTTTGCCACTTTTAGTTCTCCACTTTTGATTTGTCCAATTTGCTAGTGATTTTTGTGGTGCTCTCATATGCTTCCTTTATTTGTTCTATTGTTCTAAAGCATCCTATACAGATGTCTCCTTGTAATTTACAGATGCCTACACAAGGTGTCAAAACTTTCCTACCCATTTACCTGCTGCCCATGCTAATAATCCTGCAAAAAATAGTACAAGTATAAATGCTATTCCGTAGCCTAGGTATTCCATTAATTCTTCTTGGCGTTTCTGTGCCATTTTCTCTTGGTAACGTCTTGACTTTCTTGCTTCTGCTTGGAAAGCTTGCCAATCTTGCCACAATCCGGGTCTACCTAAATATATCATTATCTTCTTGAGTTCTTCTTCTTTTTCTTTTATCTGCTCAAGAGCCATGAACTCTTCTAGGTCTGAACCTCCTACACCTTTAGCTTTCTTTTTCTTTACCTTTTTTTCTAATTCTTCTTTAGAGAATACAAAATCGCTTATATGTTTAGCACAACCACTCAGTTCTTTTCCATTGGATACAAATTGTTTTATGACACTGAAAGCAGCGTTAGCTGCGGCTAGTTCTGCTAACATTTCATTTTTTCCTTATAGGTTTACAATACGCTGTTATTTGTAGATTAGGTCCTTCCTTTTGTGGTATTGAAGGTTGCTTGTGTAATCTCTCTGCAAAGTACAAGCATCTATCTATGTCTTCAAATGTTTGTGTTTGGTCTACTACTCTTAATCCCATCATAAACACTAACACAAACTCAATCATTTATTACACAGGTACTCCTTGTACCTCCTCTTGTTCTTCATGACATTTACAATTACATTCTTCACAGTCACATTCATAACATTTACAAGTATCACATTTTTCTTTTGTCATTCTCATGCTTCCTTTTTAATTGTTCTTTTGCTCGTTTTGCGAGGGCTGCTTGCTCCCTCTTCCCAGATACTTTGGCTCGTTGTTCAAGGACTGTAAGTATTTGTATCTTTCTCGCATACGGCTTATTAATTCTTTTAACCTTTGCAATGGTTGCTTTGGCATCTGCGACTGTGGCAAACTTGATACTAACTGTGTCTTTAGGATTTTCATCCGTGTATAATCGTCTGTCACTACCTTTTGGTTTTTTACCTGTGCCAACTTTAGGGTCTGCCTTTTTCTTTTTTGCCATTATCCACGATATCCTCCACCTGCAGCTTTGTATGCTTTGGCAAGCATCTGTGCTTTTCTTGCAGACCACTGCCCGGGTTTACCACCCTTTGAACCAGCTTTTATTCTGTTAAATATTCTTTTTCTCAATCCCGGTTTTGTATAATTACCAGCTTCATTGACTTTACTCTTGCTTTTCTTTTTCTTTGTTGCAGAGCCACCCTTTTTTAATTCTAAGGCTGCTAAAGTCTTTGCTTGACCTGCATGAGTTTTACTAGCTTTTTTAAGACCGGTTACTACTTTTTTTATTGTTTTTTTTACCTGTGCTGCCATTAGTATCCTCATATAAATTATTAAATGTTGTGTAAGGGTCTAGGTAAGATTCATGTGACTCTGCTGAGTGTGTCCACTGTGACGGTGCAAAGTCAGGTGCTCCTTCTCCTGTAACCCATAGAGCAGGACTTGTAGCTCTAACTCTATTGTTTGGTAAAGCAACAATGTTGCCTGTCCATTTTCCTGCATCAATCAAATACATCACGTGTGATTGTTTATGCTGTGCTGGGTCATCTGCTATATCGCTATCTGTATAGTCCACTGTGAACATATACTTAGCTTTGTAGAACTCATTGTCTATCTTACATAACCAAGGACTAGAACTTACTCTGTCCATAACTATGACACTATGGTTTCTTGATTCACAATCCCAAGGTTGACATAGATGATCTTCCATTGGCTCTGCCCATTCATCTACAGGTATATCAGCTACTAGTGCCTGTATAGGCATTCTTGCCCACATTGCACCACCGTGTACATTGTCATCTTCTGTACAACCTGTGAAGACTACCTGAAAACTTAAAGACCTATCAGGTATGGTATTAACTGCAAAAGCTAATGCGTGGAGATATTCTCCGTGGTAGTCCAGATGATTACATGTGAACTCCCTACGTACCCAACATTTAAAATGTGGTACGTTAC